GACGTAGGTTATACACAGATGAAAACCCAAAGGACACAGTAAGGATTAAATATGCAACGCCTGCTGATGCCAGAGCAACGGTTGCAAAAGTAAAAAGGATTAGAAAGCCTTTTGCTCGTAAGATACAGATACTAACAGTAGGAGAGCAAAGGTCAAAGGTAGCGGGAAAGAGAACACAGGTACAGATTTTTAAAAAAGGTAAAGAAGCTATTAGAAGGGCAAATAAAAAGAAAAAGTAGCATGACTAGGAAGTTTAAAAAAGTACCAAAGACAAAACGAGGCGTACCCAAAAAATATGTTAAAGGTTCTAAGAACCAAAAGAAAACACAGGATGAGATATTAAGAACACGTAAGATGTATAGAGAGGGTGCATTGACACCTGCAATGATGGATATGATATCGAAACAAAGGAGTAAGAGTGGCAAGAAAACCAGCAAAAAGAAAACCAGCAAGAAAAAAAAGCGGAGGAAGTAAAGCCGCAGTTCTTGCTAAGTATTCCAAAAGCTCTGGAATATCAAAGGGAACTCTGTCTAAGGTGTACTCAAGAGGTTTGGGTGCATACTACTCCAGTGGTTCTAGACCCGGAGTTAGTGCTCATCAATGGGCCGCTGGCAGGGTAAGAAGTTTTGCTACAGGTAAAGGTGGGGCTAGAAAAGCAGATGCAGATTTAATACGTGGTGGTAAAAAGAAAACAGCTAAAAAGAAAACAACGACTAGAAGAAAGAAGAAGTAATACATGGCAACATTTGAAGCACAGGTAGAGTCCTTAACAAGTATAACAATAGAGAGCAGTGGAACTGTGCCAACTCAATCACAGCTTACACAGTATCTAACGGATGGAGCGGCTGAAGTTATCAACTCTATGTCATCACGGCTAAAGTTACTATGTGCAACAGAAGATACTTTTACAAGTACGGCAGTAGGTAGTGAGGCAGAGACATTGGACTCTTCTTCTGTTTTATCCGTTACAAGAAATGACGGGACAATAGATCAGCCATGTCGTAAGATACCTGCTGTATTAAGAGGTAAAGCTTCTGATAGTGATGATATGATAGCGGCTACAGCTACAGACCCTGTGTACTATATTTATAATGGTAAATTAAATGCATTGCCAGCATCAGGGACTTGTAAGTATCTAGAGGTTAATAATCCTACGGTTGCTTTTGATACTTCATCTATAAGTAATTTTCCAGATGAGTATGAGTATTTGGTTGTAATATATGCTTGTATAAAAGCAATAGAATCAGCTTTTACGAGTGAAGAAGACATTGAGTTGTATACTCCAATTCTTGCTCAATTTAAAAACGATTATGATAAAGGAATACAGGCGTTGAAATAATGGCAATACATTCTTTAACAGTAAAACAAATTATCAGTAGGGTACGACAGGTTTTTCCTGATGCACCAGAAACATATATCATATCTTTAATTAATGATGCTATTAATGAGCTTGGTCAATACTCTCAAAAGTCAATGTCTGCAAAGGTTAATATAGTAGCAAATCAAACGTTCTATGATTTATCAGATAGTGCTGTAGATTCTTCAAGTAAAGCAATGGGGATAAATAAAGTGTATAGGGTTGATGTATTGGATAATGATGGTGACTATATTAGAATACCTAGAGTATTAGATGGTGAGCCTTTAAAGTTTGATATGGCATCTGAAAGTGCCATAGAGGAGCCTTCATAATGGCTTTAGCTTCTCAAATAACAAGGATAACAACTGTAGCAGATTCTAGCGGAAGCTTAAATGGTAAATATTTTTTTATCAATGGAGTAACCGCTGACAGTACAAAAGATGTTGGGTTTAAAATTACAGAGTATTATGTTTGGATTGATGTTAGTAGCGGTGGTTCAGACCCTTCAATATCGGGAAAAACTGGAATTGAAGTTGATATTTCTACTAATGATAGTGACGCTACAGTTGCTACCGCTGTTAAAAATGCACTTGATAG